AGATAGATACTCTTACTTATGCATTAAATAACTTTGGTGATCCTGCTAACTTATCTAAACCTACTGGTTTGATTAAGTATCACATGGAGACGTCGAAGTTCTTGTCATTTGAGGACAAACTATTGACAACACAGGATGATAGTAAATCAGCTACCGAACCTACGAAAAACGAATTCGAAGCGAAATCGGGTAACGAACAATCGATGCAGGCATTGGCCTCTCCTGTTCTCCTATATACTATCTATAGTTTATACTCCTATGATAAAGACGGTGAAGTTAATACTAACCTACTAGGGTTCCCTGAACTTGCTGACTTCAATAGGTCATGGAATCGTATAGTAAACGTTACTGACGGTTCCCGTAACATCAATGATGTCTATGCTAAGTTAAAGGCCGCAGAGAATGACTACCCTGTTATCAAGCAATTCTTGAGCAAGGTAGGTTCTCCTGATACACTAGACGGTGCTAGCCAAGGTCTATGGAGTGAGATCAATAAAGTTCTTACTATGTCTCGTGTTCCCCTTGCTATTTTTAGTACAGAGGTTACCCGATCAAGAGTTAAGACAGATCCTTCTGATCCTAACGATAGAGGTAAGTATACCGTATCCGTAGAGTTTAGACCTACAATTGCCGGAGGTGAATACCGTAAGGTAGGTATGCGTTGGGATAGCGACTTCGCTATGCGTCCTCCTGATGACTTTGTAAGAGTTAACCCTATTAGTAATACTAATGAGTTAATGATAGACAAGGTTCTAGAGAAGTTCAAGTTCGTTAACGAGAATAACGTATTTGAATTTATGGCAGCAATCGGTATGCCTCTAGAGGATAACAAGACAGTTCTTGCTGCGTTAAAGGATCGTGATACCGGTATCCTAAAAGATATTCGCGATATCCACTTTACTTTAGAAAGAATTAACGAGTATAATGTTAAGTTCAGTAAGGGTAATCCTATTGCTATCTATAGTCCAACCGATATTGTAAAAGACCACTTCCGTAAAATGGATGACGGTAAAGTTAGACCTAGAACAAGCGATAAAACAATTAACGCATCACTAGCTGGTTCTTCTAACAAGTATCAAAGTATACAGAAGTTCCACTTAAAGTGGTCAGATGATTTCTCTGATACTACAGTGTCTAACGCTGAAGGAGAAAACCAATACGAAAAGTCTAAGCGTTCTACAGTAATTAATAACATCGAAGATATTAATGCTGCTAACAATCTTATCGAACTTACTCAAGAAGGTATAACTGATGGTCAGGACGGTTCAATGAATCACCTGGATATTGGCCGTAATCCTTTCATGAAGACATCTATGTTTATGGATGCTATATTCGATGAGAAAGGAAATAAAAGATCTACTAGTAGTTTTGGTAAAAAGACTATTGCAGGATTCCAGTTATTGAATATGGCCGGTACAAGTGTACAGGTTAAACAGATTAAAGGAATTATAGATAGATCAGGTGTTGCATCCTCTGCGGCGGATGATACTACTAAGACAATGCAGGATTACTACATGATGATGCTTTACGGAGTATCAGAAGCCGTAAGACATGCCGATAAGAGTACTACGTATTTATACCGTCTAATGCAAGCAGATCCTAAACGCAATCACTTGATTGAGTTAATAGATTTTGCAAACGTACGTGAAGAAGGTATGCCGTCATTAGGACGTACAAAGTTTGTAGGACAGATGGTAAAATACTTGTCATCTGAATACGAGCGTATCCAAAAACTTAAAGATGGAGATGAAGCGGGTACTACTATTGTAGGTAAATCTACTTATGCAGAAGAGGGCTCGACATTCAAAATATTTGATAAAATCCTTAGTACGGAAACCAAAGCAGCATTACAAAAATATAGAAGTAGATCTTTAGGTAATCCTATTCGTACATCTGAACAATTCTTAGAGCAACTTGATAAAGACACTGAACTTAAGAATACGGTAGAACAGGAGATTAGTGCATACTTGACACAAAAAGTTAAAGACTTTACTAGTAGAACTGAGAACCTAAAACTATTTAGTAAGGCTTCTTTAGTAGAACCTGTTATTAGAAAAGTTGCAGGAAGTTCTACTGAGTACTATAGTAACATGTCTCAAGAACGTAAGAATCAAATTGCAGACTCTCTTGCAGAAGCATACATCGCAAACTCATGGTTACAAAACTACGAGACAGTGTTGATGTTCTACGGAGATCCTGCTTTATATAAAGATGCAGACGACTTCTTCAAACGTGATGCTGGTATCAGTGCGACTGGAGATACTCCACGTACAGATGTGTACATGCAGAACTATATCAATAAAGGATTAAGTGAGATCAGTTATGCTGCTAAAAAAGGAATTGCTCCTAAGCAGTGGGGGCATACCATGAACTCTGCGGTATTACAAGACGTTAATACCAGATCTACTTATATTAATGAGTATAAAGACGAGGCAATTAAAAAAGAGAAAGCGCGTCTTAACAAAATAAATGCATCTAAAGAAGTAATTGACGAGGCGGTTAAAAAGATCGAAGATCGTTTTGAAGAGGCCTATGGTAAAATGACAGAGGGTGACGGACAAGGTTGGATAAACTTTGACGCATACCGTTCTTTATTGAAGTCAATGAACAAGTGGTCAAGTTACCAAGAAGCTCTTTATAGAAAAGTTGTAAGCGGCGAATCTGTAGATACTGCGGAAGTACTACAATTCTTCCCGGTTAAAAAGATGCAGTATTGGGGAGTACTTAAGACAGGAGGTTTACCTGTATACGGTTTCCACAAGTTCTCATTGATGCCTATGATCCCTACTTTAGTAGAGGGAACAGGATTAGGATATCTTCAGTTAAGTATGTTAAAGCAAGGAATAGATTATGCTTTATTGCAGTCAGGTTCTAAGATTAACACAATTACTAAAGACGGTACTGTAGATAAATTCTATAATGACAATTCACAACATGCAGGTGAAAGAACTCTAGCAATAGCAGATCCTGGATATACCTTTACGAAGAACACTATCTTCACTAAGTATTTTAAAGATCAGTTAGAGGTACACGATCACTTCTCAAATAAAGTTACATTCTCTACTCAAATGCGTAAGCTTATTGAAGAGGGTCTAATGGAAGACGGAGTTCCATCTGATTGGAAACCAGAAATTCTAGGCGCCGAAGAGAGAGTAGAAGCATGGGAAAAGGCAGACGATAAAGAAAAATTAAAGTCTGTTAACTATAGAAAGATCTTAGTCTACGAATCTAATATTAATAAACTTGTAGAACTTAAGAAAGAACAACTTAAAAAGGAGATTGGTACCGATAAAAAGGCGCTAGTTAAATTTATAAAAAAAGAACTTGAGCGTAGCGATAAGATGTCAGAGCATGAACTAGAGTTCATCGACTATGATGCTTATACTAACGACCTTAAGAATGCATTAGAACTTTCCTTATCTGTTGACCAGATAGAAAAGTTATTGGTAGGTATTGTGCAAAAACGTATTATCTCACAAAAGGTACGAGGCGAAGCATTAGTACAAGTATCTAACGTAGGTTTTGATAAGTTCGGATTCAATTTCGAAAAACCTACTGAAGCAGAGATTGCTAGATACGGAAGAGATGACCTACCTTTCTATAAAACAAACATGTCTAGATGGGAGGAGTATCTTGAAAGAACTTTCCCTGGTGTAGATAATAAAAAGACACGCAGTGAAATGCGTGATAAGATGCCTAAGGATTTTGCATCCGGCGCTATGAAAGTTAAGATTGCACTACAGGGTGATTTCAAAAAGTTATTGAACCTACCTGATGTACTTCAACTTTCAGTAGATAAAAACATAACCAGACTTCAAGCTTTAAATCAATTAATTAAAGACGAGAATTGGTTAGACGGACGTACAGATCCTATCTTCAAGGCAGCATTTGCACAGTTAAATAGTACTAAGGGTGATACAAAACTATTTGTATTAAAGTCAGAACTTACCGATGATATCAAAGCATTATTAACTCCTGATACTAAAGGCGGTCTAAGAGAGAAAGGTAAAGATTACTATGGTATTAAAGTACTTGGTGATTACTATACCCACAAGACTCTTAAATCTGCAGATGGAGATAACCTAGATATCATCGTAGTAGATTCTGCAGAAGATGCACAACGTCAACTTGACGAGTACATCAAAGGTGGTGCTAAACAATTCGTGGATGTAAGTCCCGTAGACATAATGGGATCAAGCAAGAGAGATCTTATTACAATGGCAGCTGCACGTATTCCGGTACAAGGTCTTAACTCTATGGAATTCATGGAGGTGTACGAGTTCTTACCAGAAGCAGCAGGTAATATTGTAATTCTTCCTGCAGAGATTGTAGCTAAGTCAGGTGGTGACTTTGACATCGATAAGATGTTTACTATTATGCCTAACATCATTAGCAACTTTAGAACTGAATCTGACGAAACACTTAACGAACTTGAAAAAGAATTCGGTAGAAGAATTGATCGTAAAGAGATCAAGGCCATCGAAGATAAATTTGAGAACGAGGAAGAACTTACCGAAGAAGAAGAGAATATCATTAACTATATAAATGAATTCGGTAAGGGGGAATTTTACGTAGGACTAGCTAAAGGTAATAATGTAAAAGGTGTTGAGAATCAGTTACTTAAGAATACAGTAGGTATCCTTTCTATGCCTGATAACTTCAGCAGTCTTGTTACACCTAACGGTATTGACATCATTAAACCTGCGGCCGATGACATGGCAGAAGCAGTACGTGGTGAAAAGAAAGGATCTAAAGCGTCTCCAACTGAAATCTTTGAATTAGAGAGAAACTTATATAAGCATCAATCTAATAATATTGGTAAGACTATCTTAGGTATCATTGCGGTAAACAACACATTCAATGTAATATTCAATCGTGTTGGTATGCGTATGTCCGCTAAAAGAGTTATTACTGAGACAGAAGAAGGGCCTACACTTATGGATCAAGTTTTATACTTGCCACATAATACCATTAACGGTAACATCTCATTGTCTGGTGCATATGCTGCTGACCAAGCTACACGTATATCTGACGTAATCAACCAAATGATTAACGGAGCGGTAGACGTTGCGAAAGATGCATGGATCTTTGATATCCAAGGTAACAAGGAAGTAATATCATCTTTGATCTTCTTACTACAAGCAGGTGTTCCTGTTGACCAGGCTATCTACTTTGTATCACAACCATTAGTTCGTGAGTACATTAAACTAACTAGACAAAACAAAAGTAAGTTTAGTGTACCATTGGTAGATAAAGACTTTGGTACATATGCTCGTACTACTGCTAGAGATAAGATACTAACTGATCCTAAATATGGATTTGGTTTTACAGAGTCGGATCTTTTAGGTAAGAAAAAGAGAGGTTCAGGCCTTGATAAAACAACTGTATTTGCAGCGTTAGATCCTATTGCTAGAAACGGAAACTTTGATAAAGATGTTTTAAAGGCTAACGTATCTGACAAAACTACCTATAGTGATAACGACCGTGCGGCATTTGCGCACTTTGTTCAAATCCAGGAGATGGCTAATCACATTACTGCGGTTACCCAAGGATTAAACTTCGATACTACTAAAACGTCAACGTTATTTGATGCAAGAGCAAAACTTGCAAACCTTGCAACATTGGGTAATGGTGTACCTGAGGATGTAATCCAAAAGATTATAAACGAATCACCTATTGGAGCATTTAAGATTCAGGACTTTATCAGCGAGCAGTATCACAAGTTGTTCCCATTGAGAGATAGCAATACAGTGTACTCATATATGGAGATGCTTTACGTTAGACAACCTGACGGTAGAACACCTATTAGTGATATCAAGAAAGCACTAGGACTTAAGAGTGGAAGAGAGGGTGATGAAAAGTTCCAAAGATTATTTAGAAATGATCTTATATCTTTCATATTCCAATCAAGCTACTATAAGTTTGATCCTAACTCTAAAGTATACAAAGGCAAAGACACTAGCTTTGATATCCAAGAGTCTGGACCTTTAACTAGAGGCGCCGTAGTAAAAGACGGAAAGTTATATATTGATATTAAAACACTTAAGAATCAATACTCTACAGGCGTATATGCTATTGATATTCCTGTAAGCGGTGAATCATCATGGAAAAACTTATCTGCACCTGTAGCTAAGGAAACATTCCAAAACGAAAATCAGTATGTGCAGTTTGTATACGAAAGAGAAACACTTAGAAGTTATCCTGAAAACAGTTTCGAGAATATTTCTAAGACTAAGGAGTATGCAAAGTACATTAAAGAAAGTGCAAAGACCGGAGAGAGTGCTGCATTTAGAGCCTATGAAAGCGTACTTCGTGACAGAGCCCTAGATAATTTAAATTTCCACGGTCATCTATTTAATGGACCAAGAGCATATGCTCGTCAAGTACTAGACTTGAAAGTAACTAACCCTGGTTTATTTAAGAAGTATGCTATACTAGACAACTTAGAAGGTAAGACTTTGGAATCACAGTCAAACCTTAAGTTCTCAAACACAATGTTAAAAGGTGATGATTATAGTATCTATGCTCAGAACCTTAAGGATCTTGCTAATGAATCTATTAAAAAGTCCAACGATCCTGCTGAGAACTTAAGAATATCTAAACTATTCCAGAAGTTTCCATTGTATGCATTCTTACAATCAGGTGTAGATACTAGTAGTAGCTACAGTATGGTTAGAGCGGTATCAAGTACTGACATGCTTTCTTTAACTAAAGAACCGTACGAGAACTTCTTAGATATCTTAAGCACTGAAGAAGCTATAGTTCAACTTGATATATATCAAGAGTTGTTTATGAATCAGTATAGCACTGAAAATAAATACAATGCTAACAAGATTAAGAACTACGTTCCTACTGAAGATGTATTAAAGTATAGACAACTAAAAGAAGTATACAACCTTGACCCTAGCGTAGGAGTAGAAGTATCTAACGTTGTAGATGATGAGTCTACGATGGATACAGACTTAGATGAAGTACCTAGTCGTAGCATCAGTATTAATGATGTTAATATTGACTTAGGTAGAATCGGTATTGATTTCACTCCTAACGATCAACAGGTTGACGCTTTAGATAAAATTGGAAAATTCCTAGATAGCGACGAGACTGAATTTACTTTAATGGGATATGCGGGTACCGGTAAAACTAGTATTACTAAAATCTTATTAGAGTACTTGAGAAAAGAAAATCTAAGTGTAACTATGACTGCCCCTACCAATAAGGCAAAAACAGTTATGACTAGCGTTGCGGGAAAAAATGCTAAGACTATATTTAAAGCATTAGGTCTAAAACCACTGGCTGACGCTAATGAACTAGATTTAAATAATTTAGTATTTGACCCAAACCCAAATGTTAAATTTAAGAGTGACGTTCTTATTGTAGATGAAACATCTTTCGTTTCCGACGGATTACACGAAGTAATTAAGTTTATTGCGGAAACAGCAGATGCTAAAATTATTTATATAGGTGATCCTGCACAGCTGAAACCACCTAAACAAAATACTATATCGGATACCTTTAATATTAAAAACAAAGTTGAGTTAACTAAAGTAGAAAGACAAGCCGGTTCTAATCCATTAGGTCCTATACTAGATGGTATTAGATCTAACATTAACGGAGACAAAGATAGTTTTGAACACAAGTCTGCTATACAAGGAAATGAAGGTATTGTATTTACAGATAGCAGTGAGAAATTTATCGAGAATGCTGTTAAAGCATTTACCTCTGATAACTTTAAGAAAAATAAAAACTTTGTTAGAATTGTAACATATCTGAACGAACGAATTCCTGAATTAAATAGAGATATTCGTGCGGCGTTGGGATATACTCAAGAGTATGTACCCGGTGAATTACTGATGGCCTATACAAATTTAGGACGGAATAGAAGTGGTGACTATGATATCACTAACTCTATGGACTATGTTGTAAGTAGCGTAAAATATGTTCAAGAAAAAGATGTAACTGGTTATTATACTGGCCAGGCTCTTATGGTCTCAGGATATGACCTTGTAGTACAGGATCTAAATAATCCTAAAGAAGCGCCTGTTAAGATATTCATGTTAGCTAAGGACAATCCTCCTAGTGTATTTGCAGAGTTAGGTAAAGTTGCAGAAGCACTCTACAAAGAAGCAAATCTATCTAACAGGTATGATGAATATAATTCATTCCTTCGTAGCATAGGATCGCCACGTGATATAGTATCAGGTAGTAGAAAAATATTTAGTAAAGTGTTTGACTACGCATATACTCATAGTATACACAAATCACAAGGTAGTACTTATACAAACATCTTTGTTGACTTCCCTTCAATTGAAAACGGTACATATCTATCAAATCAGGATAAGAACCAACTTAAATATGTTGCGTTATCTAGAGCGACTAACATGGCGTATGTAATGTCTAAAGGAGCACAAGGTTTATCTCCAGATATAGATTGGAACATGCCGTTCAATTCTATGAAGCAAACACCTAGAGCTATTATAAGTGCTAAGACAACTGCTACTGAAAAACAAAAAGAGGATCTAAAAACTTTAGATAAAGTAAGTGTAGTTCGCGATCCCCTAACAGGAATCAATTACTTTAAGTATGTGACCTTGGACAAAGTTCCCGTAGCAGGAATATTTAATGAATCTTTCATGGAGTTACTTAAAGCAGATTACCCTAATGGATTATTCATACGTAATGAAGCAGTAGATGGCGGTAACAGTACCGGTAACAATACTGCATTCAGAGATATGGGTAACCAATCTATGGGTATCTTCAGTAAGAAAGGAACTAATCCTGCTAAAATTGGGGCTCCTAAGATTACCAATGACGGATGGACTGACGCTACACTAGAGGAAAACAAAAAGTACATAGACGAAAGTATACAGAATATACTTAAGGAAATGGAAAAGAATCCAGGTATGTATCCTGTGTTTGACTTCAATGGTTATGGTCAATACCTCATTGGGTATAACGAACTATCTCCATTCAGTGCAACTAGACCTTACGAACCGGTAGGAAAAGAAACATTCCTTTACTTATCGGAACAATTATTCCGTAACTTTGGATACATCAATCCCCACTACATGGAGTTCACGCAAGGTAAGAAAACCATACAGCAAATGTCTCCAGTAAGTGATGAAGAGTTAATTGAAAACTTTAAACAGTGTTATAAAAATAGTACAAAATGATAGCTTGTCCATTACCTAATTCTCTAGATCCTCTTATCCAACATGCCAAAGACATGGGTATGGGTTTTAACGCCAATACCGAAGTCATGCGTGCGTTCATGATGGTCAATCGTAATCTAGAGGCGGGTGCCGAACCTGTTATACCAACAATAGAAGAGTTTGATGAAATCATGGAAATGACTAATCAATGGACGGCAGCTAACAAGAATGTAGTAGAGACGAATGCTTATAATGGATTTGCTCCTTCAGTAGGAGCATTCCCTGAGTATCAGTATTTAAAAAAACCTTTGACCCTAGATCTTGCTACACAGGAACAACTAAAGGCTAATTCTACTCTTAGCAATTTTGCAAACACACTAAGTGCAAACTTAAATGTGCCTTACCAATTTATCACCGCAGAAGAAGCTAAAGAACTTACTCGTGGTGTTAATGTTTGGAAAGGACAACCTGGATTCTTTCTAGGAGATACTGTTTACTTAATACCGGAACTCGTTACAGAGAAGACGGTATTCCACGAATTCGCTCACCCTTTAGTAAGGGCTATACGCGTTAACAATCCTAAGTTATTCGCAAACCTTGTGTCTCAACTTATGGCTACAACAAAAGGTATAGAGTTAATGCAAGCGGCCGCATTAGGTTATCCTGAAGATTTAGATCCAAATGATCCTGTTATTATGGAGGAGGCATTGGTAATGTCATTAACCAAATCGGCTACAGATAGAGAAGACTCTGCGTTTAATAAATTTATTAAGAACTTATTATTTGCATTACGTCAGATCCTAAGAAAAGTATTCGGTGAAGTAGGGGAGAAAGTTAAAGTAGATAAGTTAGATGCTAACACAACGATTGATCAACTAGCAGACATGTTAGTTCTTAATCAGTTTGAAATAAATCCGTCGGAAATATCTCGAGAAGATTTAGCAGCATACTTGACAGACGTTAATACGTATGTAGAAACAATGAAGAGTTTCAGTAAGAATGATCTTCAGGCTACTACTAACCTGTTCTTTGAAATGATTAAGAAGCAAATTAGACTTCTTAAGAAAAACGAAGACTATAAAGGACTTGAAGCAATTCTAAAAGATGCGTTTGATAGACCTGACTTAAAAGAAATTTATACTAATCTTGCGCCGTATCAAAACATAACTATCTTCTTAAAGAACGAAGCTAGCCGTATTGAGAATGATGCGGAGTTTGCACGTCAACATGTTGAAGCTCTTATCCAAAGTTTGCTTCGTACTAAGTATATGATTCAAAGATTAAATTCGTCATTACTTAAGATATCTAAAGAGCCCAACGATCCTAATAACATTGCGACAGTATTCTATTACAATAACGTAATTAACTACTGGTCAAACTTTGTTGGTGAATTCCAAAAGACTTTAACTGAAAACGTTAAAAGAGGAGAATTAGATGAGGACAGTCCAATATTTGAATTAGTATCAAGTATTATGGGACAAGTTCAGAATGCCGAGAAATATACAGGTACAATCTACAAAGAGGGTGTATCCCAAATTCTAGCAGAGACTTTGGAACCGATGCAACAGAATATTGATGATCGATTCAATAGAGAGTTGGAAAGACTTACAAAGAAAAATGCACCTCAGTATGTCATAGATGATTTAATGTATGACTACTATGGTATGAAAGGAGACTTACTCAAAGACTACCTTGCTTTAAAAGAAAGGGTAGACAAAGGAGAAACTTTAACTGCTGCGGAAAATAAAAACTGGGAAGTACTAAAAAGAGAAAGCTTTATAAAAGGAGCATACCTTAACAAGGAGAAGATGGATTATCTTCTTACCGGTAAACTAGGAGATGCTCATGCTCTTAACTCTTTCTTAGAGGGTTACATGTATAACCAAGACCCTGTTGTATTTGGATTTGCAACGTTTGTTAAAAATAAAATGACAGACGTGTTTACTAATATGCAGGCAAAGGGAAATGCATTCCTAAAGGATGTAAAACCCTTGTTAGATAAAGCTGGTTACAATCAAGGTAATCCTGCAGAGTTCGGACGACGTGCCACATTCCTTGATTCACGAGGAACAAGAAACGATTTAAATGTATTTGAAGAACAACAAGTTTATTCATTTCTTAATCCTTGGAAAAATTATCGCCTAGAAATGGATAAGCTTAATTATGAAATTGAAGAAGCAACATCTCTAGCGTTACAAACAGGTAATGACGAAGGTGTTATTGCTCTTAAATTAAAGAAGCAAAAGTTTGAAAGAGAGTATTTTAAAATGCCTTTCAAACAAGGTTACTACGATAGATACGATATCTTTAAAAGAGGTGAGAATGATATAGTAGGTGAGAAGGCCGAAGGACTTCGTAATGAATTATTAGCGCGTATTCAAATGTTAACCACAGGTATCAACAAACAATCGGATGCCGAAAGAAGTGATGCCAAGGATGATTTGGATACATTGTGGAGAGAGTACCGTCAGTTGCACTCTAATTACACAGTGACCGGACAACTGAAAGATGAAGAAGGTATTGCAATTGCAACACGACTGAGAGAATTTAGAAATGCTTCTCGTGATTTATACACAGATACATTACTACCAGATCTATTCCGTCACTCATTAGCAGCATACGAACAGTATCTTATAGATCAAAATTATGCTAAGGGTAGTTTACCTTACCTTAAATTGAGAAAGGTATGGATAGATAAGAACACTCGCATTAAAATTAGCGACAAGTTCTACGAGGATCGCCAAAAGATTTTGGATGCGATCAAAGAGATTATGGATAAACTACCTAAAGACATTAAGGTAGATGCAGATATTTCAGAATTAAATGAGAAGTTACTTCAGTTGATGAATCCTTATCGTGATGAGGATATGCAACCAGAAGGAACGGCAATGGATGTTGGAAATATTAGAGAGATTAAGAAGGTTCAGAATTTAATTGAGATTGCTAAACAAAACCTACCTAAGGCTACTGGTTTAACAAGTATTGAACATGCCGAGGTATCAGCGTACTTTGCTAAGTTAAAAGAAGGTATCAAACCTACTGCGGCAGAAAGATCTAGAGTAAATGAATTACTTGCAAAGAAAACTAGAGATGGTTTATCTGCAGAAGATAAAAAGACTTTATACGAAAAGTATGATGAGTTAGCAGAAATTCAAGAGTCTCTCCCTACAGATTATTATTTGGACGTAATGAACAACTACATGAGTCTTGTAGATTTGGAATACGTTAAAGATAATTTCGGATTTAAGGATATAGATGTTTCTACTGCGAAAGACGTATTGACTGAAGAGTTCTATAATGATGTTATATCAACTAATCCGGAATTCAAAGATTGGTTTGATGCTAACCACACAATGCGTAAAGCATTTAACAAGGAAGGTGAAGAGTATATTAAAATAGAAAGAGTAAAGGCGTGGAGTGTCGTTAGACCGAAGGACCCTAGTTATTTAGAGTTACATGAGTTTGTTAACTCAGATGGAGTTTTAGAAACTATCCCATCAATACCTAATATGACTTACTATAAGAGAGAGGTTAAGGATGAATATATAAATCCTGAGGTAACACTACTCGAAGCACTAGAGATGGGTGATATTACATTAGCAACAGTAGATGCAAAAGGTCAACCCTTACCAAGACTTGATGTAGCCGATAAGAGATTTATTAATGAAGACTACTTTAAAATAAAAGAGAGTGATCCTGCATTATTTGCTGCGGTAAATGCGTTAATGAAATGGCATCTTACTTTCCAAAAAGGAAATCCTGCGCCATCTCGTTTAGGACTTGACATACCTAGATTTATGAAAGAAGGTCACGAGTCAAGACTTACAACGTTTAGCGTAGAAGGTAGAGTAGAAAATCCTATTAGTAGTTGGGTAAAAAGAATGAGAGCATTCTTTACTGCACCTGCACCAGATGACTATGATCGTGGATTTAACTATAAGGACCAGGAGACATTAGTTAAAGGAGATTTATTTGATGATCAGTTTGCAGGAATTCCTGTAACCGGTTTATCTAAGTTAGATTATAAAGATGTATCTCTTGATTTAACTCAGGGTATCTTGCGTTACGGAATGTCTACAGAAAAACAAAGAGCATTAATTGCAATGAATCCTGTAGCAAGAGCATTGCAACATGTTGTTCGCGAAAACACACCGAGGGCAGTTGTTGACATAACAGAGTTAAACAAACGCATGCAAAGTAATAACTCTATTGGTAAGGCTTATCATACAATTAAAGCAATACGTAAGGGTGAGATATCCGTAAGAGAAAAAGCAATTAGTAACTTTATAGAAAGAGAATTTGAAGGTAAGTTAAACACAGGGGTAATCGGTGGTGATGCAGATAATAAGTGGGTTCACAAATTTGTAAATAACATTATGAAGGCATCGGCCTTTGGTTACTTTGCTTTGAACCTTCCGTCTTCTATTAAGAACTCTATGGACTTGCGTAGACAATCTTTGCTTCAAGCAGCCGGAGGTAAATACTTTAACCACGTTAACTACTCTAAGGGAGTACTGTGGTCTAATAAAGTAACCTGGGAAATCAGTGCGGAGATATATAAGTTTGGACCTAAGTCTCATGATACTCAGTTAGTTGAACTATTCGATGCGATGCAAGGTCGTTTCGAAGATAAGTTTGCGGAGCATGGTTCTAGATCATTTAGTAAAGATGCATTAGGTAGTCTATCATGGATGACCAGCTTTAGAAAATGGATGGAGTTAAACTCAACCCTATCTATTTTCGGAGCAATGATGTATCATGAAAAATCAGTAGACCGTGTAGTAGACGGTAAGAAAATGAGAATCTCTTACATGGATGCATGGGAAACTGTAGATGGTCAGATCAGACTTAAAGAAGGTGTAGACCCGGCATGGGGTATAGGAGGTGTTAAGTTTAAAGCATTTAAGAATAGAGTGCAGGGCGTAACAAATAACCTTGCCGGTTCTTTTGCAAAATTTGAATACTCAGAAGCAGATAGATATATAGCATTCCGTTTTGCTACAGCATTCAAACGTTGGTTCCTACGCATGTTCATGAACAGATGGCAACACAGAGGTTCAATCTGGAAAGGTACTGCACGATCTAGATATGATGCAGCGGTAGGAGACACAGCAATGGGATTCCACTTAGAAGCATTACGCGCAGTATTTAAGATATTAAAGACTAAAGGAAACTACGTTAATTTTGTAAAGGATAGTGAGAAAGCGGCGATAATGAGTACAATTATGGACGTATTTTATGTTATGTTATTGCATATGGCAATCACAATGTTGTTTGACTTTGATGAAGACGACGAAGATAAGTTTGCTAAACTTCGTGAAAAATCAGGACCTCTTCCATTCCTTGGAGTAGCAGAAGGTCAGGATGAATTTAAACTAGGAGGATGGTTATCTAACCACGCTTTGTTATTGTCAATGCAATTAAAGAATGAATCATTACAGTGGTTACCAATTCCAGGTTACGGTTTCCAAAACTACATGGATATGCTAAATATGAAATCGGTAGCAATGACTAATACATTCGATAACTTTAAAAAGATTAGTATTGGTCTTATTGATCATGCGGGTCACAACTTATTTGGTACCGACGATTCTAAAGCGTACTTCGATCAAAAAGAAGGACCTTATGAATGGATGCAAGAAGGTGGATCTAAAGTACTTACGTATACCGGTCGTGTATTCGGTATTACAGGTAAGGACGTAGATCCCGCACTTGGAGTAACTAGTCTAGTAAAGGGACAGAACTGGAGATAATTTATTATATTTGATATATGAAAGCATACTCATACGTAGAATTAGAAAACGAGTTTAAGAGACTTGGTTACTCTTGGTCACAGTTCCACATTATTGGAGTAAGATCAAAGGCTAATGAAAAGAATAAGTTTGATGATAACATCTACTTAGTCAATGGACCTATTATGTTCCGTTATACCTGCACTACTAACCCTGGCACACACTGGTTGAAGAACTTGTTGAACCCAAAAGGTACAGCAGTATTGAAACCAGGACAATATGTCGACACTTGGAAATTAGGCTTACATCAGGGTAAGTACGAGGCATTAGTACAACGTAAGCCTGTTACAGTATACCGTGATGGGGATAAAGATGATACCGCTGAAGAACAAGGAAAAGAGGATACAGGTCTATTTGGTATTAATATACACCGTGCTAACGCATCTGCTATCTCTAGCATCATTGATAAGTGGTCAGCAGGTTGTCAAGTTCTTAACAATCCAAAGGAGTTTGCGCAATTATTAGATTACTGTAAGAAGTCTAAGAAAGATTTCTTTACTTATACCCTGTTAAGAGAGTTCTAATGAAGAAGTGGATACTATCTATACTAAGCAGAGACGGAGACCAAAGTTCTAAAAGACTTGTAGGCCTGTACTGCATTGCTACAGGATCAGCCTTGGCGTGGATAGCTACGTTCTCAGATTACAAAACCCCGGAGTACATGTATAACACCATCATGTTTATAGGCGGCGGGGTATTTGTTGGTACAATGATCGAGGGAGTATTTACTCAGAAAATGAATATACCTTTTAAATCCAAAGAAGATGCCGTTGACACCCAGCCAAATGAAGAAACTATACAGTGAAATTGCTGTAATAGTTGTAATACTTATAGTAGGACTCACTATAGGTATTCTTTTGTATAAGAATAAAGTAAAAGATGTTAAGATAGAAGATCTTAAACGTCAGGCATATTCGGATTCCGTAAGAGATAGTATTATTATAGACTCTCTGGAGTTTAAAATATTACAAGATAGTTTGCATATAGTTGATATTCAACGAGTTAACCATATAAATAACATAAACAAACAAGATGATAAAGACAAAGGCTCTCGCGACATTGTTATTGCTATTATCCCTAACGCAACTGACGAACAACGTGACCGTATATGGTCAGCTTACTCCCCAAAGAATTAACTGGAATGGTACCAAAGGTATCTTCTTCACAGATCAACAAGAGGAAGTCTTGCTTAAATCTATTGTGGACTATGACTACCTGCAGAAAAGTATTGCAAGAAAAGACGAAATCATCAAGACTTATGAGCTCCGTATCCTTGATAAAGAATACGAGATCAAGAAGGCCGGTGAATACCTTACTGATGCAAACCAGAGAACAACAGATTGCTTGGATCACAATGCAAAGTTACAGTCGGACCTCCTAATGACCCGAGATTCTCTACGCACGTCTAATGGAAACTTGGGCGTTGCTAGAAGAAATAATTGGATATTCGGAGGAATCTCCGTATTTTTATTAAGTATACTTATCTTAACGAATTAATGGATAATAATTATCAGTTTCTTAGAGCACAGGTTAAAGCGTTTCACCCGCAGTGGTCGGATGAACAAGTAGATAATGAATGCAAAAAGATACTAGCCGGCGAAAGCGAGGACGCAGACGACGGTTGTTTATACTGCGGATCTTAAATAACATAATATAATGGCAAAGAAGCATTTGAAAAAGGCGCAGAAAGGTGGTGGAGCAATACCAATAGGGCAAATGAAACCTAAACCTAAACAAGCGCGCCCTCAAAGCACTACAAAATACCAAGTTGTAGATGATGGTGCTCTTGGTAATAAAACAGGATGGGGTATAAAAATGAGACCTACGCCTATCTCAAGTGATTCACTTGCAAAAGAAATAATGCAGGAGAATCTTAAACCAAAACCTTCTTCAATTTATAGACCAGGTCCAAAAAAAGATAGACTTGAAGAAATTAGAAGTAAATACCCACAGTTAAAAAAAGGTGGCTCTATTAAAAAAAAGAAATAAACATGGCAAAGAAATTACCAAAAGCACAGAGAGGTATTGATCCCGGGTTTTCTCAACCTGGTAGAAGCACTCGTCGTCCAAATGATCCAGGTATGTCTAGACCTGGTACAAATATTCCTAATAACGACCCTGGTTTTGCAAGAGGTTCTAAGAAGGATTTTATAAGAGGTGTATCAGAAGGTATAATAGATAGCGCTAAACCTAAAAGACCAGAACCTAAAACAATGGACGAGTTACTTAAGTATCTTAACGAAAACAGAACATATGAAGAGTCTATAAGACAACTAAAAAAAGGTGGTCCGGTTACAGCATTAGATCAAGTTCAACGTATGCACTCTAAAAATAAAAAATAAAACAATGGCAAAAAAATTAGCAAAAGCGCAATTTGGTAGAGAAGTTACCAAAAGCAGTTATAAAGTTCCTAAGTCGGACGGAAGTTATAAAAGAGTAAACTCTAAAGTTGTTAGCAACAAAGAAGGTGATATCACAAAAGTTAAAACAAGAACTACAACTTACGGACCTACAGGGGAAAGAGAAGGTAAATTGTCGTCATATGAGAACAGAGGTACAACAGTTAGAAAACAAAAATATTCACCTGACTCTAATAAACCTACCTCTACACGCACAAGAGTTGGAATTATCCCTGCTAAAAAAACCGGCGGTTCCATTAAAAAGAAAAAGTAATGGCTAAAGTAAATGTAGCGAAAGGTAGCTATGCTCCCAAGGGGACTAAAGTTAGTCGCCCTGGGATAATAGCCAAAACTAAAACTAGTAGACTAAAGTCTTCTAAGAATTATAAGAAAGCATATAGAGGTCAGGGACGTTAAACTCCCAAGATCTTTTTAATGTTAGGCTTGAAGTACTCAGGCCCCTTTAAGATTTTTCCATCCTCTCTGTAGATAGGTTTGCCATCGGCACCCAACTTACTCATATTAGACATGTGAATTTCTTTAAACACTTCTTCAATTTTGTTTTGAAGTCCGTGTTTAAGAATCGTTCCGTAAATAATATATAACTGATCACCGAGAGCATCAGCAATGTCCACCAAATTACTTTCGCGGACTGCTTCAATATACTCACCGGTTTCCTCAGACAATAACGTATAACGTAGTTCACCTTGTTTAATTGAACCAACAGTTGGGATCTTAGCATCTTTCTGATCAAAGGCAATGTGGAATTCCTCCACCATTTTTATATACTCTCTCATTTACAATTTACAATTAATACCCGCGCTCTTCGCCGGGGGAATGATTATATTTAATCTTGTCTATATCATTATCGCTACCATTATTAGCAGCCATTTTAACTAGACCTAACATGTCTGTGTTCTTAGTGTAGTCACTAGTCCACATAGACAATCTATCCACAGACTTATTATAGAGTTTAGCCTTAGTATACGCCTCTTTAAGTTTACAGTGCGTCTCACCTTGTTGATTTAACATAGCTTCCAGTAAGATAAGGTAATTAATTACATCACCAATCTTTTCGGATACCACCGTAGGATCTACAGGTTTATTCTCAGCTACTATATCTTTAATAGAAACTAAATGCTTAGTCATATAACTCCATAACACTTCAGATGATGTGCCGTGGAGGGATAATCCCCCCGCAGCTTCATCAAAGTTTCTGAATACATTATCATCTTTAGCGTATTCTTTATGCTTAGTCAGTAAAGACTGTCGTATAAGGTCAATACGCTTTTCTACTCTCTTAGTGAAGTCTTCTCTTTTCATAGATCGGGTAGGTCAAACGTTGGTAAATTTTGTTCCCCAAAGTTAACAAAATCATCAGCATCTTTCTCTACTTTTTCTTCACTTTTATCCTCATCTGTGTACATATGAATGAGTACTTCATCAGACATAGGTTCTTGCATAGATTCTATAGGACGTTCCTCATTCATAATCTCGTCGATAACATCTAGGATGCTCAACTGACTATTAATTGCTTCTTGTACATCCTGTGAAGTTATTGTTTCCTTTGTAACCATCTGAGTTATAGCAGTTAATCCAAAGTAAGCAGTAATAAAGTTATGAGTATCGGATTGATTCTCAAACCAGTTTTTAGGATGTGACATACGTAATGCAGTAGCTACATAATTGTAGAAGTTCCATGCGTTATCCCATGTCAAGTTATCCAATAGTGCAACTTCGTTAACTATCTGGTCGCGTACCGTAGATACCTGCTCCTTATTAAGGATCTCCTTCTCAATAAACATACGACCTATTAGTTCCGAATAGGTTCTAATGCTAGCCGTTTGATTAATAAGGATATCTCGTGAAGCAACAAGATCTGCATAGTGAACATTGGCCATATTCAATTGAGTCTGAATCATTTGGATTGCTTCCTCATCTGCTTTACCCGTATGTTTTCTAGCGTAACTAGATATGTTACCGGCGAAGATATAGTTACCAGTTTTTGGTATATATACACCGATACCACACTTAAATCTCATAGACTTGTCATACGAGTTACCCCATACAAACATCATCTTCATATCGGGATCAGTCCCTTGATCTAGGATATATATCCCGTTTGCAACATTACCGCCAATACTTGCACGGTATAATTCTGATTCTACATTAAAGCCACGCTTATCAAGTTCTTCATGAACTTTGTCTATAATAGACTTGTGACTAATAGGAGTATAACGCCCCCCGTGATTGGGAAGCGCTACACTTTCTAAGTACTCGCGGGTAATACCCGTTGGAATTCTTTTACTCATTAGAATAAACTTAATTGTGATTTTTCTTTAGTCTTGGAAATATTCTCAATCTCCTTGTAGATGTTGTCGATATAGTAATCATCATTGACATCATACTCTGACCAATTCTTTTGTTGGTATACATTCATTGCTGTCTGCATCCAACGTCCTGATTCAATCTGAATCTCCCTAGCATCGGCAACATTACGCTTGATTATCTTACATCCTTTATTGGATATATAATATCTCACGATCTTTTGCAGAACCGTATCCTGTCTCTTACCTTTAACGAAACAAGTTTCGATAAACTTCCAATCCCCCTTTGCTTTGATGCCTCCGCAATAGTCTAGGATATTCCTATTTGCAGATAGAAACTTCTCGGGTATTACGTCGTGTACAAAGTAATTGTAGATAGCTTTAGGTATAATCAAGAAGGACTTGTTCTTGTGTAATGCTAGATCAGTAAACTCAAATCTACCTTTGCATTTAGTCGGCGCATAGAGATACCTTCCTTCCACTTCCTTGAAGACGTGGTGTGGAAACTTTGCCTTCAGAGAATCATGCTCCTCTTTGGTAACCTCTTTGGATTTAAATACAGCGATATAGTTATTAACATCGGCCAGTATCATCTTCTGATATTGATCGTGTTCTAATTGTAAGTTAGTTAACTTCTCCCACTCTGCACAAATTGCAAGATACTTGTCTTTATAACTAGCTGGAATCATCATCTCAAGACCATCTGTATTTTGCATTAGTGGTATGCTCCCCGGTATTCCTTCTGATAGCATCTCATATAACATAGTCAGACTTAACTGACCGTTAATGGTAATGCGCATAGTAAACTCGGGGTCATATAGGAAACTGTTAACGTCGTTACTCAAACCATATGTACTGTTCAATATAATCTTAAACACATAGTTCTTCGGATCTTTCTTCGGAATCTTCTTTCTCTCTTCAAAGAACCATTCATACTGATCGCAGAATTCTTTTTGTGGAATATGCGCCGGCGCCCAACCATTACGAATAGCAAGGTTTGGGTAGAAACTAGTAACGTCAGACGTCATTATAATCATACCATCCTTTGCTTCGTATACTCCTGCACTTTTAGCACCGTGCAATCCACCAAGACCGTAATCAGTACGAACACCTTTGTGTGTAACAGAATATTTAAATCCACCTTTAGTCTCTTGGGTATCAATAGTAAGTGTATTAAACTTCTCGAGTAGAGAGTTAAACTCTTTACGTTTAAACTTTATATACGGAAGTATAATATCCTTAACTATGATCTGCTCACGGTTAGTTCTCAACTGCTTAAGTTCATACGGTTTGATACCAGTCTTCTTACTTAAGAAATACAAGAACAGTTCCTTTGATATCCTCGGTTCAGATGCACTATACAGGTTAATGTTATATTCATTCGTAAGAGATCTTCTTAATGCAATCTGTTCCTTACTCAGTAACAAGATAGCCTTAGTAGACTCCACATCATTCACACAATAACTTATAACCGTATCTAGTTCATCCTCAGTGTTTATCATAGTACTGTGATGTATCGGCATCTCTTGAATGTTGTGCCAATCCATTGAGAACTGAATCCATTTCAAGCTAGATCTTTTAGCTTTATTGTCCCAGTGATTAAGTCTAAACACATCTATTTGGGGTACACTAAGGTATTTCTCAGAATACTTTGGGAACTCCTCGTTGTTACTTCTGCTAATAGTTTCTTGTGCCTGTAAGTATAATGCATATGCAATCCTTTCCGGGTCAATGTTGATCAGGTCATGTCCTTCCTTAATCAGGAATTCAGTGATCTGCGAGTCAAAGTTTAAACCGTTGTAGGATATATGCCATTCCTTATTAGAGGCATTTGAATTAATAAAGTTTAGTAACTCAAGATAATCATTCCTAAGTTTATGTACTACAAAGACTTTCGTTTCCTCAGTTTTATAGTGTTGAAACACCGCAACAAAACAGTTGATCAGTGTCTCATAGTCCATTACCCAGTGATTCATAGAGATAAAAATGGGGGATCACTCCCCCTTTATTACGGTTATTTTAGTTAAGATTTAGACTTTCATCATCTGTTGTAACCCTTCAGGAAGCGCCTCAGTAACTGCAGGTGCCGCATCTAAATAAGTAACAATGTCAAATGAATCCGCATTTACCGCAAATGCTTTAACAAAATCAATAATCTCTTGACGCTCCTCGATATAATACTCGTGGTATGTCTCTAATGTACGACGCTCTTGTTTGTATGGATTACCATCTTTAGCAGGAGTCTTACGCAATTCATTATCACCATTAGGATCAATCTTCGGTAGCATGTGGAAAGTATCCTTCTTATTGTTACCAACAAGGGCTAACACTTTAACACCACCATCGTAAATACCCTCAACGAATGCTGCATCCGAAGTAGTAGGTATTAATTTAAAAGTTTTTCCTCCCTTCCATGTGGAGGTAATTAACATCATGTTTTTCATAACTTGGTTTTAAGTTTCAAATATACTAGAAAATTCCAAAGAGTTCACTCTCTTTTATTTTTGCCGTTAGATTTTCTTTATCCATATTGGGTTTAGAACACAACTGACCTACCTTCTGCAACACTTTAACATTCACTGCCAGTAGATCTGCGTAGTTGTGAAAATACCTTTCAGGATATAGATAACTCATAACGTGCTCCTTATTCGCGGTGCTCGTAGAAAAGAAGTCAATGATTCTATCCTTAGTCTTATCTTTAATGTTACTGTAGGATCCGTTAACGAAACACTCCCAGTCATCTTTATAATCGCTAAGATTAAAAACATAGGCTCCCGTACCGTCTTCGAGATCATAGTAACTATCAAAGAATTTGTTACCCAGTAGGTGAGTCTTTTCAAACTTCTTAAACTCCTCGTCTTCACGTAGAGTATAAGTACATACTAGTTTACATTCATTCGATAGCACTACATCATCCCAAGAGATGTAACTCTCTAATGGCGTAGCACCCGAACCCCTCCTTATGTTTAGTAAGGGATACAGAAATATCCGGGACTTTTGGATATACTCTTTGGTGAGAGTTTTAATCATACAGGTTAAAGAATTACATTACCTACCTCATACTCATAAGGTAAGTCATATTTTCTATTTGTGTAATGATAGTCTGCAATTTTCATTACCTCATCGAGTTTATCCATCCAGGTATTAAGAGTTACAGTACTAACTTCAAATGCATAACACTGGGTGAGTTTATCAACCACTATGAAATGAAACTTAATCTTATAGTCACTTAACTCAGGATGGTTTGCTCTTACTAATCTACAGTACACTGCAGCTTGCAACCAGTACTTATAATATTCTATGGTCTCCGGGAAATCTTGTAGCAGTTTTCCACTAGTCTTAAGGTCATTAATGTAAATCACTTTGGCCCCATGATCAACATTGATGTTATCTACAAAACCTCTGAGACCAAATCCGTATTGTGTATCCATTACAAGAGGCACCTCGCTTTGACTATCGGGGCTACCGATGTTTAGCAAACTTGTAATTTTAGTATTGGATCTCACAATGTCGGCATAGCCTTTTACTCTTGCCAGGGTGTCTTCATCTATAACAGTTTTGTCACCCTTTGTAGTTAAGAATTCATAGTAACTTTTACTTGCGTCAGTAACTACTTTCTCAACTCTTTGCGCATCAGTCTTGAGACTCTGATACAGATTAATATCTTGCAGTATGTACAGGATATCATCTTCTAATTGTTCCAAAGATAAATCAAGATTGTTAGTAGCCAAAGCTTTTGCAAAGACTTTATCAACAACATTCTTAATGCTGTCACCCGGCAAATTCACCGGGGACACCACATACTTATCATAGAACTTATCTTCCTCTAGGAGAAGACAGTGAAGCAAGCTACCTTCAACCAGGTGCTGCTCCATCTTGTCCTCTCTTTGGTTTAAGATGTAATGCTTATAGAAAGCACTTGGGGCAAACAATAACTTGTTAAACCCGGAATAACTAAAGTGAAACTTCTTGTTGTAGAAGTTCTCCTCCGCTTGGAAATCTATCATCTTGCTTGTTTAAAATTTTATCTATCTTAACTTGAACTTCAGGCTTTAATCTAATTTCTACAACATCAAAGTTGCTACTAAAAGTTCTAGACTCCTCTAATATACTGGCCTTAACTGTATCTAATAGTTCTTGGGTCAGTAACCCTTTCTCTATAGATACATCTAAGATAGCATCCTTATCCCAGCGATACTTGCTATAACCAAGCCAGTTAAGTAGGGACTTAAAGGCCACACTGTTTCTATACTTCTGATTATAAATAGTGTTGCCACCAAATTCCTCAAGTAGTAATGCCAAGTATACAAAGCTTTTCTCATAGTTACATCCGGCCATAATAGTCATAGCAACTAAGTGATTATCCTTGTCCATACTTTTAAGCATAGTCTGTAAGGATTCAAATGCATCTCTATCAATAACGGTATCACCAATTAAGTTATTAAACTCTTCTTGTGAATAAACATTACTGAAGTTCTTAGCATCTAGGAGATAGTCATCTGTAATAGTTGATATCCAACTACCTTGTAGACTACCGCTAATAAAAGAAGCACCTGTTAAGCGTGCTGCATTACCATTATATTGTTTAATTCTAGTAGGATTACTATGATTAGTTATATAAAGAGGTTCTACAAGAGCTTTATTTACAATAACATATTTACCTGTAAAATTGTTAATGATATCCGTAAGACGTTGTTTATCGACACCTTGCAAAAAACCATTAATAAAAGATATCATATCAGATGTCTCAGCATAGTATAAGTGGTCTTTGCGTATACCTGATTCTACAGAATCAATACTGGCAATGATAACATCTGCGGTAGCCCTATCTCTAACGGTCTTAATCTTTCTCTCCTCCAAGAAAGGCTTGGCCTTATCTCTAGGAATACTGCACTTAGGTGCAAAATATATTGTTTTTACATTAGTAAGATCTAATTTCTTACCCTCAACACTTTGTTTAAAAGGTTTAAGATAATTAGCATCATTCCAGCGGTGATAAGTAAATGTACCATCAGCGTCTATTAATACATTGCTGGTTACAAGTTCTAACTGATTATTAATTACAGTTAGTGTTAGTTGTTCTTTTATCATAATTAAAAAGGTAATGGAGGTTCAGGTTTAGGGTCTTCTTTAGGAGCCCTCTCCTGTAAATACTCCGTGTATGTCTTAATACAAAATGCTTCTATTCTAAAGAACTTCTGTTCATCTCTAGCAAGACCCGCATTTAGTTGATGAAGTTTATCATTCACCATACGGTCATAGTTATCCTCGGTAAGGTAACCATAGTCATAGAAATGCTTGATGTCTTTAGGAAAGTCTAGATTTCTAACCCTATGTGTATCAATCTTAGCATCAAATACTTTCCAGTTAGTATTACTCATACCAGTCTGAATATTATAGTAATGATCCTCAAGTAAACGGTAGATGTAATACATAGAAGCTGCATAGTTACAATTGTATATCATCTCTGCAGCAACGCACTTATCATCATGGCTACTATTAAGCATAGAGTTTAGAGCATTAAACATATCATCGTCTATGACTAAGCGATCAATAGAATCAAAGATAAGATCTTCATCTACCACTGGTACTTTCTTAGCGAGTATCTGATATATTATCTCTACAGTTCTTGCATGTAACAAGTTAAACTGTATATCATTACCGTGCAATGCAGACCAAGAATCATAATAGCTGTAGTATCTTCTTGAGAATAATACTGCTTTCTCGTCATCTCCTACAGACTCAAATCTTGATTTATATGCTACAAGTTTTGCTTTAGCAAACGCATCAGGTAGAACATAGGTACTACAAGTAACACCTGCACATATAAGATTATCAGGAACCTGTTGATTCTGGTTACCGGTACTCTTTACATTCTTGTGACTAATAAAGAAGTCTGCCTTTAGAGGATCAGTAGTAATAGTAAACCCAGAGATCTTGGCTATATCTTTCAATTGACCCACAGTATATTTACAACCGGGTACAACATACCCTTTAGACTTAGGAGCTAGAGAAGGTAGCGCACCCCCTTTCAGGAGTGCACTAATCTTTTCTACTGAGTCTTCTTCTACACTATACATCCACTTATCTTCTGTTGGTTTGTCGCCTTTACCTAAAGACACGTAGCGGTATTTACCTTGAATAAACGGTAACTGTTTCAGCATTACATCTGTAACATTACCTAGACTCAAATCCATCTTCATTACTTAACTGCAATAGCAGCGATTTGTGGGTTCAACATAAGTTTGGTAAACTTACCTTTGTTACCGTTTAAGATACCCTTGATAAGAGCATACTTAAGGTCATTGGTAAATATATCCTTATCAGTAATAAACGCTGTGATACGGTCAATGATCTTCTGGTCTACCGTGTTATCAGTAGAATAGTGAACCGCATAGTTAGTAAAGCGTAACGCCATGATACTAGAGATATCTGCACGATAGTTCTCGTCCTTACCAATGGTGCCCATCAACTGACCCTTAACATATTCCCAACTGTTGTTAGTCAACATGTCTTTAGGAGTAACCAACTTATCTAACTTGTTGTTAATGAACGTAGTAAATAGAGTAGCAAACTCGCTACCTACACTACCCTCGCCAATCATTTGAATCAATGGTAGGTTCTCTTCGAAGTTCTCAATGCTAGAGATACTGTTGAAGAAAGTAGTAATACTACGAGCATTAGTTGTCTGTGTAACCAACTCCGGGTGCATCAACAAGAAGTTAATACAGCGAGAATCGATTTCATTTTGTTCCGCCCAACGTGCCCAACAATCTACATCGAACTTCAAGTACGCCGTGATAAAGCGAGTCTTTTGCGCAGCATCCATAGATGTTACTTGATAGTCTCCGTTATCAGGGTTACTGGTCAATACAATATGCCAATTGCTTGGTAACTCCCAAGAGATATACTTCTGACGGTCAATCAATTCCATCGCCGCTTGGGTAAATCTTTGATCCGCACGACTATAGTCATCGAGGATTAAGATACCACCTTGTTCTTTACCTTGAATCCACTCTGGAGTAGCATAACCCATACGCTTCTCTCCGGTTGGAACATACTTATTCTGAATATACATCGGCATTACATTCTCAGGTACCCACTTGGCTACCTTCTTGCCGTCATCCGTAGTCTTCATTACTTCAAATTCCTTGATCGGGAAACCTGTAAGGTCACCCAACTCCTCGATCTGAGCAAGATTTAACTTAACTACATCTAGTCCTAACTCTTTACCAATCTGCAAAATAGTGGTGGTCTTACCGATACCGGCCTCACCTTCGATATTAACAGCTACAGGAATCTTCCCGTTAGCTTGAATATGTTGATTATTCTTTACAATGTGACCGATAAAATCTTTTAGTTCGTCGGTGTTTAAGTTAACTTGATTTGCGCTCATAATACTTAGTTTAATTTAATTTGTGGACCAGGTAGGTCTTTGTTTATACTTCCTCGGGTAGATATTACCCACAACATTTTGCCTCGTGGCTTTACAGAACAATCACATTCGCCATCAGTTAAATATATCAGACAGGTATATTTATCTTGGCTCTCATTATACAATTCTAAAACTGGGTCAAAGTAAGTACCACCACGACCATGCACTTCTATCTTATCTCCCGCTTTATAGGGACCGATATGACGGATGTGTGTATCACAGTGTACTACAGTAATATCTGCACCCGTCTTAGCGATATGGTCAATCTCGTGAAAGAACTCTTGTACCTCTGTATTACTAACAGAAGCACTGGTGTCAATAGCAACTAAGATATGCTTGCGGTGTTTAATCTTAAGACCGGGGTTATCCTCGAATCTTTTATTAAACTTACGGCGTAACTTCTTAGTAAATACTTTCTGACTACCCCCGGTAAAGCGTCTTAAGTATGCTTTCCAGTCAAACTTAGGTGGCTCACTATTATTTAGTCTATCCAATAGTGCTACAAGTTCTCCCGGTACATGACCACGAGACTTCTGTACTTGCTCTGCAATCTCCTTAAGTTGATGCTCCACTTGTTTCTGTACAAGTTTCTTTTCCGCTTCACTTAATTCATTGAATTCATCCCAAGTACTGTGATCAGGAACTTGATCGCCATCACCATAAGTTGGTTGACCTTGACCCATAGCCTTCATCATCTTCTCAAACTTACTAGTACCATCTCCATTATCTAACTGCTGTTGTAGTAAGTCATAATAAACTCTACAACCTGCTTTAGGTGGAAGGTTCATTGGAGCAAACATCTCATTATCGATTGTACATCCACCGTCGGGTAGATACATGCTATCAATATATTGATTGATCTCCAAGTCCATAGCTATGTTAGCTAGATTCTTATCTGCAAAGTCATTGTGTATAGTAAGATGGAAGAATGCAATATGCAATAACTCATGCTTCAGTAGACCAATGTGGTGCTCAGGACTTAGACTTTCCCAAAACTCTTCATTGATTGCCAACTGATAATTGATATTGTGTTTGCACACACCCGCCGTAGGAACACGTTTGCTCCATAACTTATTTAACCCAATGAGAAAGAGCCCATAGAAGGGCTCCTTTAACATCAGTTCTTTACTAGCCTTCGCTAGACTTTCTTGTTTTGTAAACTTCATTTACCTTTAGGTATTAATGTTAGTTGATACTTCTCCATAAATGTAAAACCAGCAACTTCTAATTGCTTCCTTAACTCATCTGAAAATCTGTTGATAAAGAATGCCATAGCAATTGGATCTATATTCTTATTGTCGTGCAAGACGTGATACATCTGATTCCAAGTTAACGCATTACCATAAGTAATACCGGTAAGTCCTTTTATCTTTTCTATAGTAGTCTCATCAAGAGCTAGATTTCTATACCCAGCTTCTTTGTACAACATAAGGATGTACGGTAGGTTAGCTTCAACATCTGAAGAATCAATAAGATTCTTAACTACAACCATGTTCTCTTTATCTAGAGATGTTGCCATAGACAACAAGTTCTTATACGTTACTTCGTCAAGTTTAAATACTTCTCCCATTAGTCTTATTTTTTAAGTAATTCTTCAAGCTTATTTTCAAATTCATTTCTCATTTCATCTTCATCAAAGACTTTATTACCTGCATCATCTATATAATAATAGATACCTACTGTTATTTGATCTTCCATTAGTCTTCAATTTTTAAAGTTTTTAACATCCATATTGGAGGGTTATTCATATTAGTGATCCACTCCTTTGCACTTGGTAAGTAACCATTGCAATCTTCTTTTACATGTTGCTCACCTACATAGCGAGTCATAACTTTTTTACCCTTAGAGTTAATGAAAAAGGGTCCGAAGACCCTCTCACATTCAAATATACCTTCACTGTGATGCCTAAATAATCTATGCATACTGTGACCATACCATCCTTTAGTTTCATCGAACCAATTATGGAGATGGAGGTATTCTTCAGGTTCACCGCCCCACTTCTTAGCGGAACTGCGAGCATGATCATACGGATGCGCCATTATTCTCCCCAATCTATGTTTACAAGATTAACAGAGCTATATGCATCAGCAAGACTCCTTACATAACCATCAACGTTTATTGTTGGCTCATCATCTTCAAAACTAATCATTACAGTACCGTAACCACCATCATTATTATACCAGTCATACTCATAATGATCATGAAGTATACGATAAGCTAGGTCTTCAAGATCACCCTCAAACCTGTCGCTAAGGTCACCCCCATCTATATTATCTCCATGAAATTCTACATCTTCTATCTGGCCAGAGTCTCCTCCGCCATCATATCTAATCTCTACACTTATTACACCTGCATCTTTTAATGCTGTGAATAACGTTGCTAATTTTAAACTTGCCATATTACTTTTGTTTATAGAACCTTCCCAGTATGTTTGCGTTTAACCAGAAGTCTTTTTCTAGTACTTCACACATAAACTGGTACTTTACCTCTTGATAAGAAAGCTCCGTCTTGGAATAACATATCTTCAGGATAGTCCTTCTAATATCTACTCCCGCCTTGTGAGCCGCCTTAAGTTTTTCATTACTACTATAGTAGTTCTGATATACAATTTTTCTTACGCGCTTGTAAGTCTTCTTACGTTTATCCGTAGACAATGCCTTCTTAGAAAGCTTTGTCTTAACATCCGCAAAGAAGTTCTTCTTGCCTATGTAGGACATTCGCCTACCATCTAGAATAACATCCATCTGGTAGACAAACCCCACAGCACCATCAGGAATCATATCCTCGGTGAATTCTTTTAATTGGTAGATCCAACTCATTTCTTTAGTGCTTCTTTTAATAACGGTTGTAGGAAGGTTCTTACCTTCTCTCTACCATATACTTTAACTGAATCGGACAGGTCCTTCTCAAGCTTTAGATGTACTGCAGGAAAACCAAAGTTGTCCTTATACTTTCTCATTGCTTTGACACCGGCATCATCGTTATCGAATAGGGTACATATAGATTGATACTTAACTTTATATATGTCGATTACCTCTTGACGGATTGCAGTATTCTCACTGTCTGGTGCTACAACTTCCAGGTTGTATCCAAACTTTTTCAAACACATTGCATCCTTGAGGGAACTACATATAACTAAGTTAGGTACATCAAACTTTAACTGATCGGTACCCTGAACATAGTTCTTAACCTTAAGAAACTTATGCTCCTGAACCTTAGGTTGATAGACTTTATAAATCTGTCCATCCTCTCTTGTATAACCATAGATATAATGACCCTTTATGTTTAGTTCATCAATCACATGGTCCTCTTCTCTCTCCATCCTGTATGAGTCTAACGGTAAAACATTATACTCACTCAAGATATTAGAGTCTATACCAAACTGCATCCAGAAATCTGCATCCATTTTTGTCCACGCTCTTGTAGCATAGTCAGCTACCTGATAACTCGCGCGTTTCTTAAATGTATTTACAGAATACTCTCCCTTATTCTTAAGCAGGAATTCATTATAGTCTTCTATGATTTTATATATGGCACTGAGATAGTCAATGTTATATAGGTTCAGTACAAGATTTATATGATTGCCGCCCTTATCCGTAGAAAAATCCTTGTATAGATAATGATTATCCTTGTAATAAATACAAAAGCTTGGTGTGCGTTCTCCCGGGTTAAAGAGAGATTTAATTTTTACAGTTTGACCAGTAAGTTTTTCTTCTAATTTACAATAAGCTTCGAATACCCATGTCTCAGGTACATCCGATATGTCGGATATCAAAAATCTAGTACTAATCATAAGGGTAAAATTAAGGGGGAATACGAATACTCCCCCTGATAATTTTATTATAATTCGAAATCACCCGCTACATCTGGTGTAGTCGCAGTGTTTTCACCGAAAGAGGCAACAGTTTCTGTCTTACTCTTCTTAATATGAACATCAGGATTAAACTTAACTACCTTACTGATAGCCTCATCAACAGACGCTGCTTCGTATGCAACACCATCGCGAGACCACTTTGGTAAATACAAATCGTTATTTGTATAACCTTGTTTGTTTTGATACTCACGACCTGCAACACACATGCGTAAGAACTTACCGTTAAACGCTTTGTCTTTGTTCAATTGTGCAACCAAAGACTCGATGGTGTCATGCTTATTGTCTTGATCGTCCAACCAAGTTAGAATACCAAGGGCTTTGCATAGATTGTGAACCGCCTTAACGATTTCCTCATCACGCTTGATAACAATACCGCTTTTAGTTTCACCATCTGCATAAGGGAATTCAGAGAATCTAATACGACCCACCTGACCTTTGTAACGACCTTGCGTAGGGTCATCCTTGTCAATGAAGAAACCTTCGAAGTCGGCACCCATATCAGGACCTTCTACGTTTAGGATAATGTTGTATGCCTCTTTCTTGTAAGGTACTGTATCCAAAATGATACTGTTTACTTTTACTACCTGTACACCAGGAGACAATGTCTTTGGAGTCGATGACCCGGATTCGCTTTTAATGTTTTTAGTGCTAATCATTTTGTTAATTATTAATCGATGTATACATTTTTCCAGTTAACTACTACCTTTTCATCTACAAGTTCAGATAATTCTATCTCCTTGTTTCGTAGATGTTCGGGCCTTGCACCACATGATATCTCATCAGTGGTTTTAAAACTTAGTATGTTCTTATTACCGCGGCGAAACAAATAACCAATTGCATCAGAGTTAGAACTAGCAATACGTTTAAGTTTACCAGTTAAATCTAAATCCAAAGAATTGAAATCGTTACCGTTCTTTTCTAATAAGGTGTCCTTAACGTGACCTACAAGTATAGTTCTCGGTGCCCAAGTCTTGATGTAATCAATAACTTTTGTGAATGCTTCCCTTAACCAGGGATATCCTGCACCATTTGGTAGGTTAAGAATGCTACCGTATTTAGGCTTACCTTCAGTAGGCCAGTTCTTTCCCATCGGGGACTTTGTGTACAATAATTCAGCATAAGGAATACACATCTCTTCTAATGCAGTGATGGTATCTACTGCTACATAAGTATACGGATTACCCGCTTCCTTAATTGCAGCACCGATATGCTTAATCTCTTCCACACTACTAGCCTTAATCTTCATAGCGTCTACATAGTCGCTACCATTCTCAAGGTCTAGTATCAAACAGTTATCTAGTTGCGAAAGCACAGTAGTCTTACCGGCCTTTGGCTTACTAAATATAATCAGGTTCTTTGGACTCTTGTTAGTCGCCGGAACCTTGCTTGTAGGCAATTGAATCTCCATGTTATTTAATTAAATCGTTTAACCATTTCTTCTTGCTAACAGGTTGCTTCAACATGATAGCGGCTAAATCTCTAATAGTAATCTGATCCAATGGTGCATCCTGATCAGGATCCATGATCTCATCGAATCCGTCGAACACTAATTGCTTAGGTGCAACTTCTTCTTTAACAGATACATCTACCTTTTCCATCTCGGCAACTGGTATCAAGTATCTCTCATCAGCATTGGTATCCTTGTTAATTGCTTCATACTCCTCTTGCCAATAAGGATTATATCTCCACTTATATAGAGTTCTATTAGCATCATCTGGAACCAGGTCTCTGCTAACAAATTCTAAATAGAGATCGTAACCTTTACGAAGGTGACTAGGAAATAAACTAACATGCAATCCATCCTTACCGTATGGTCTATACGCTATGGTAGGAACATATTGTTCGTCTAATGCTCCCGTAGAAGCAAGAACTTCTTTGTGATGTTCACGTAACTCGTTAATACGGGCACGTCTATCAACTGTTTTGTCTGTTGTTTTAATAGCCATTATCTTGTACTTAATCGTTTTTCTTGCGTAGGAGGTGCAGGTATCTCTACCACCCTCATCTTTTCAAATTCGCCTTTAAAGAAACTCATTCTAGTATCACCATTCCTACATTTCAGGAAGTGCATTACCATAATAGTTTCATCGTTAATGATATACCTGTCGGGTCCATAGTAACGGATCTTAAAG